CTTTGCATCAGCTTTCTTAATGAGGGCAATAACAAAATCTTCTGAGAACATCATAAATGCATGGGCTGCGATGAAAACCAGGTTTAAATCGTTTTACAACGAAGATGCTCCTGCCATTAATGCCCCGTCTGTTGAGTGGATAAACTCATTCAAGGCATCCTTAAGTGGAGATCCCTTGATAGGATGGACCTGGATCAAAATGATAGCTAATGCTGAAGACGGACTGGATGTCATGTCTCCTGATTCAGGAATGTTAAGATATTTGGCAACTCTCCCTCTCTCCTACTCTGGGCTTCATGCTTACAAGCTTTTTCTTGAAGTAAAGAGAGTGTCTCACCTGAACAACCAGTGGCTACTCCAAGAGATGGTAAGTCCCATGACACTTCCAAGTTTGATACAGATCGCGACACTCTTGAAGACATTTGAGCCGTTAACTGACAACAAAAAGTCTGGAAAGTTCAAGTATGCCAGAATAGCCAACGCTGCCTTCTTCCAGTCGCTCCAGACTAAGAACTGTCCAGAGCTGGTGTTTCTAATTGTCAACTTGTTAAATATGTATGTTGCTCACGGGCAAGATCACCAAGATCCGACAAAAATCGTAGGCCTTGCTAAGGTTCCTGAAGAGATGCGGGAACGCATGATTGAAGCAGCGAGGAAAATTCATATGACTGCCCCGGCAAAGAATCTGGGTCAGTATTCTCAGACTATGGCAAGTGTATTCCTGCATACAAAGGAAAAGGAGAGACCGGACCCGCGTATCCAGGGTAGGGGGAGAGATCGTGTAACTGCAGATGACGTCTTTAGTTGAACTGATTATTAGCTGACCTGTTTTATTGCATGTAATTTCCAGTATTTATAAAAAACTGAGACCTTTACGGCATATATTTCTATCGTCATTTATACGTGTTTTAGCGATTTTTTACAAATCTAATCGACTTTAAGATGGAATCTGGACAGGCAGTAGACGCTAGTGATGTGTTTGGATCAGTTCCTGAAAACTTGATTTCAGAAAGAAATTACGAGATTGATCCAAATGAATTCCTGGAAGAGACAGATGAGACAACACAAAATATTCCGGATGTTGCAGGATTGGTGTTTGGCCCTGGAACCGATGAGAATCAAATTCAAGACTTCGAGGCAGAAGAGGACAATAGAGATGCCCCTCTCATTACTTTAGCAGAAATTATCAAGTCTTTGGAGACAGAGATGGGATCTCTAGGAATTTTGTATCGAAAGGAGTGGTCAACAGTCATTCAAAGGCAATTCCACAAGCATGAATATGAGATGAGATTATCCCACATCCAGATGTTTGCATTGGGTGTTGTAAGTGAGAGGAATCTCAACATTGAAAAAGAGATCAAAGACACTTCATCTCACCTCACCGAAGAAGTCAAC